TTGCGGTCATTTAGCGCCTTTGTCCTATTGACAGTGTGTTAACTTTCTCATCGTGAAAATTTAATCACTTCTTCATTAGGGGTCAGGCAATGTCAATTCAGGCGATTGAGGGTGTGCTGCAGCAGCTGCAGATGACGTCTCTGCAGGCCAGCGGTAAGCAAGCGGAGTCCACTAATCAGGTCGATTTCAGTGCCACCATGAAAGCAGCACTCGACAAGATCAGCGAAACCCAGACTACGGCCCGCGCTCAGGCGCAGGATTTCGAAATGGGTAAACCGGGTATCCAGTTAAATGATGTGATGGTCGATCTGCAAAAATCCTCTATTTCCATGCAGATGGGCGTGCAGGTGCGTAACAAACTGGTGTCGGCGTATACCGATATTATGAGTATGCAAGTGTAGTGGTGTAACTTACTGAAGGGGTTTGAAATTATCCTCCTGATGCTTTGCGATAGGGCATATGTAGGGCAACGTCAGCAAATTTTGAGTTAATTAGGCTCACTTGCTCATCGTTGTTTTCCTGCATCCATGTTCCGTAAACCAGGTAGACCATTTGCGAATTAGCGTGTCCCATTTGTGCGGCTACATAATTTGGGTTTGCGCCAGCAGCTAGAGACCAGCATGCGAATGTGTGCCTGGATTGGTACGCCTTACGATGTCGAATGCCTGCCTTTTTCAATGCAGCTGTCCACGTCTGTCGTAGTGACGCAACAGAGTAATAATCTCCCGCTCGGCTGTTGATCGCAAAAAGGCGAGGGTTGAATACGAATGTGCATTCCTCATCTTCTGCTGAATTGTATTCCCGCGTCTCGACCTTGATGATCGATGGACGGTTCATTCTTGTAAGCTCCATCTGGTCGCGCAATATTTCAATTGCGGGATTCACCAGACAGACCTTGCGGTTTGTGCTCGACCTTGTTTTGGGTGGGGTAAATCGATCCTCATTTGTGAGGTTGCGGTTCACCATCAGGTAGCCTTCCTGCAGATCAATATCTTCCCAGGCGAGTGCGCACAATTCACCGTGACGCAGGCCAGTTAAAACGGCCAGACTCCAGAGATTAGCAATTTGACGGTTTCTGCAACAATGAATGACGCGCGGAAATTCCTCTCGGGTTAGTGGATCAGGTTTCTTCCGTTCCTTACGGAGAATGCTAATGTTTGCCATCGGGTTTTTGGTTATGTACCCATTATCCAGCGCGAATTTGAATATTGCATACAGGTCAGACATGCAGCCATTCACCGTGGCAGCCGATCTTCCTTTCTTTATTATGCTATGTTTTCTTCCTTCACATTGGTAACCGGTAAGAAGCTCGTTTCTTAGTTCCAGCAAGTGTTCGCCAGTGATGGTTTTTACCGGACGATCCTCTCCTAACATTTCAATGGTTACGCGCATGCGCCGCTCATAAGTGCAGTAGGTGCTGTGAGCTATCTCCGTTTGTTTCAGCTTCAGCCATTTTTGGGCAACCTGCTTTATTGTGAACCTTTCATCCTCCCTTACTTCTCCTTTAAATAGCTGTGACTCGGGGAAGCTATCGCGGTAATCGAAAGTGCCTGTCTTGATCTGGTAAACGATGTTTGCCCGAAGCTCTCCTGCCAACTTTCTGTTCTTTGGGGTATCTGGCACGCTCAGCTGCTCCCTGCGCCTAGCTCCCTGCCATGTGAACCAGATGCGCAGGTTGTTGCCATTAGCCTCAACCCCGGTCGGGTATTTAGCCATCTCATTTCCTCGCTGTGAAAGGGAAGCACATTTAAGCAGATTTCTTGCGGGGGATCGCCGGCGGTTGCTTCTCAATCCATTTCTCTATGAGCTTCCAGTCGTAAAAACACATGCTGTTGTCATAGGGGATGCCGTCCGGCGCGACGTGTTTGTATTCTCGCCCCTCCATCCATGACACTTCGCGGGCAGTTTTGATGGTGTTTTTCTTCATGCCGGTTATCGCCATGAGTACAGATTCCGACACCCATTTACTTGGCGCCAGTTGAATAACGTTTTCCATGGATTCTCCAATGTCGGTATATAACAACAATCCCATCCAATCAGAGCAAATGTGACCATATAGCCACACTCACTCCTTAGGTGGTTTGCCGAGGATAAAAGCGATGATTACTGCAGCGAGAAGGCTGAAGTCGATGATGACCTCAGCCGGGGTGATGTCTTCGCAGGTGGCGGTCATTCATCAAAGAACCCATTGCCAAGGACGTGCCAAATTTTTTCAGGAGATACCTGCATGTCTCGGGCAAACACAGCTACGAATTCATCACCCTGAAACTCCCGGCAGACCTGATTAGCAAACCACTCCCTGAGAGCTGTGAAGCATGGTTTTTCCTCTGGGTCATCTGAAATGGCCGCCGCGCGTGCCATGACCTCTGCACAGATTAGGCATTGCTTGTAATCACTCGGTTCTCCATCCCAGATACCAGATGAATAAAGATATCGCTCACTGGTCACTATGGGCTGTCGGCATTCGCAACATTTGTGCCCCTTCCTTGCAGTGCGATATACCGTCCGAAAAGCTGAAGGTTCTTCAGACATAACAACTCCTCACGCAGAGCGCGATAAAGGTTAATGGGGTGGGGCGAGGGATTAGTAGCAGAAATCGACTTTGAACTTATGACCGCATTCAGGACACTCGACTTCTACGTCGCGTGTATTTCTTGTGTCATGCTCGCAGGCCTTATAACGAGCATCGACCCAAAAGTCATCGTCCTGCTCAATTAAGTCGAAACATTCTTCGCACTTAGGGCAATCGGTATTTAGAGTGATATTCCAGTTAGCGTAATTTTTACTCACATGAATGCCCTCTGCTTCTGCGCCCACTGCACGCGCTCATAATCTTCCCGGCACTCAGGGCAGCAGAAGAAGCCCTTATCCACTTTCTCCTCGCAGTAGTGACAGGCGCCGGTGAATATCATTGTTGGCTTCTGGCGATTCGCCAGCGCAATCTGCATGTTGAGCATTTCGAGTTCTGAGGCCTGGTCGAGTTCGTCAGACATAGCGATTACTCCGTGATATTGGAAATCATTTTATCAATGTATTCATCTACCTCAGCAGCATCACCTGATGCATCCTGAAGCACAGAAACCAGTTCTTGATCGCTCATGGATAGCGCAGAGAGAATTTCAACGATGCAGTTGCCTGCGATATAGAGCTCGCTTTGATCAGCGCAATCTGCAAAGCATCCTTTAACTGCTGCGACGAGGTTAGTACGAAGCTCATTCGGATAATCTGTGTTAATCATTTCGGTTTCCTATAGGCAATAAAAAACCGCCTCAGTGGGCGGCATTTACTTAGTGGGCGTATTAATTAAAAACTATTTAACCTCATCGCTTAAAAAATCAAAGAAGCGCAAATTATCTAACCATAAAGGAATGATTTTTCGGGATTCGCGAAAGCCTTTATGTGAGTCCAAAAAACCGTCTGGCATGTTATGAGCCTCATTCATTTCAGAAGTTATTTCATAACAAAGTTGATCCAAGAAAAATAACTTGTATCTTTCGACCTCATCCGAGGTATGCTGAATACTCTGACCTCTGATAATTTGTTTAGCAGCATCAAGTGCATACGTTGCATTTGCAGCTTGAAAAAAAGTCCAGTCCTGACCCATGGTGTTTTTTACGCTTTCATTGGCCTTGCTAGCTTCAGCCCTTAAGAGGTCCAGTAGGTGTCTTTCTCGTTCAAATCTGAATAGTTCTTTTTGCTGGTTAAACGTATCACTGGCACTTTTGCGGCTTTGAATTGCTGCATATGCAGCTGCTCCAGCAGATACCATGCCACCAATGGCCGCGAAAAAGTCTATATAATCTCCATGATGCCAACTCAATCCTTGCTCTCCTTCTGATAAACCGGATCACTACCACGCGGGAACTGCAGCGCGACATTCCTGTAATGCTGCAGGCGCTCACGAAAGTATTCACGAAGCTCCTCCGGCTGCTGCATCTCCACTTCCATGGCGATAACCGGCAGGTTCATGCGCTCCTTGTAAGCCACTCCAGATGCGGCTAAATCAACGTTAATCCTGTCGCGCTCTTCTCTGCTGCGTGCTGCCAAATTGTGAGACATGATGTTGTCCTCCTGAAGCGAGTATACCGCGCTATCCTTAAAACAGGAGGTGCATATGTGTGGACGATTCGCCCAGTACAGCAGCAGAGATGAATACTTTGAATCGCTAGGCCTTAAGGCTGACGAAATCCAGTATGACCATGAGCCGATAGGGCGGTTTAACGTCGCCCCCGGCACGAAGGTGCTAATGCTCAATGAACGAGACGAAGCGCTGCATCTCGATCCGGTGTATTGGGGATACGGGCCGGAGTGGTGGGATAAGCAACCTCTCATCAATGCACGTGGCGAAACCGCTGCCACCGGGCGCATGTTCAAACCTCTGTGGAATCACGGCCGCGCCATTGTGCCGGCTGACGGCTGGTATGAATGGAAGAAGGACGGCGACAAGAATCAGCCTTACTTCATCTACCACAAGAAAAAAACGCCGCTGTTCTTCGCCGCCATCGGCAAAGCGCCATATGGTAAAGACCACGATAAAGAGGGCTTCGTCATCGTCACGTCATCAAGCAACAAGGGTATGGTTGATATCCATGACCGGCGCCCGCTGGTGCTGACTGCTGATGCTGTACGTGAATGGCTAAGCGAAGAAACGACACCTGAGCGTGCACAGGAAATCGCCCATGATGCTGCGGTACCAGAGAAAGATTTCGCCTGGCATCCGGTCAGCAAAAAAGTCGGGAATATCCATAATCAGGGTGATGAGCTGGTAGAAGAGATTGATGACCCGGTTGCGTAATTAGGCCTCCGGCGCTGCCTCATCAAAGTGCTCAATCGCTTTACCCCAGACATCTTTAATTGTTGTCCAGCTAACAGGTACTTCAACGTGGATGCGCCCACTGCCGTCGCAGGTTTCACACTCTTCATCACCAAAGCATTCTGGACAACCTACCGAGTATTCCTCTTTGAATTCTCCAATGAGTGCTGACTTTGCACCATTCTCGGCGGTCAACTTGCGTGGCACCTTCACCCACTCTGCACCACCTGTGGCACAAATAGGCTCTATCTGTGCTGTGTGTGGGGCATTGAGGCGTTTTGTTTCAGCAATGCAGGCATTCCATGCCATCTTGTAGCTTTGTGCGATAGTCGTTATCGCAGCGGCATCATCCAGGGCAACCATCGCAGTTCGCACGCTGATTGTTTCAGGCAACTTGAAAGCCTGGCTTGCAGGCTGGGTGAGTGCGGCAAGTGCCATTTGCTGGCGCTTAAGCTGGCTCAGCATTCTTGCCATAACAGAAGGCGGCACCTTCTTCGCGGTGAACTTATTAATTTCCGTGGTGAGGAAATCGATATCAGATTTGCAGTCAGCAATCAGCGCCACATGTTCTTCTGCTGTGATTGCTGCAAGTTGCTGGTTGTTAGTCATGGGTGGCTCCTGTTGTGCGGTCAATGCGCTCAATCTCCGCGATAAGCAGCGCAGCAGCTTTAACCAAGTCGCGCCGACGATCCAAAGCATGGTTACTTTGCGATGGCTTGAATGAGCTTTTGTCATGCCACGGCCACAGGTTCTTTGCTCTCAAGCTATATGTACCAACACCATTCATCGCCGAACCCGCGACAGCGTAAGCTGCACCTGCAAGGGAAAGAATGCCAGCCAAATAGCTATCGTCATGCTGCTCACTGTAACCTTCAATTTCCCTTTGTCTTTGGCGCTCTGCCGCCACGTCCTGCATAGCTTTGCTAGTCATCACACACCTCCTTCTGTGCTGCCGGCGCGGAGTTGGTTGGCGAACTTGTGCGCATCCTCCCTGTAAGAATCCATCCATTCGAAAACCTTGTCAGCGACGAGCATGTCCACGCCCTCAGCTCGCACCGTGTTGAGGATGGCATCAGTGGCTGGGGTTAATGGTGCGCCAATCCGTTTCATTTCCGGGATGTCGCGATAGTCGCTCAACATGCGGGCATTCTCCGCCAGCACCGCATCCAGCTTCTGCTGCAGGGCGGCGTAGTCATCCACGAGAACCAAGGTGCCGCTATCACTTTCTGCGAGGTGGTGCGTTCCGTTCTTAATGACAATGCTGTATTTGATTACGTCACTCATATCTCTTTCCCCTCATTCGCCAACCGGGTACAGGCCAGCGTTGATTAATCTGGCGCGGCGCTGTGCCGCTACTCTTGCAATTGAGCGCCGAAACGCCCGCGAATGGTGTTCGTAAAGTCGCGCCATTCGTAATCGTCGACTTTCTTCGTCACGATGATTTGTGGCAGCGGTGGGCGCTTTGACATCTCGTAATGCTCACGCCGCTCAATCTCTTTGATGTAGAGCGATTCCTTTCGCTCAGGCGTTAACAGGCGAGGGTGGTCAGCGCCGGCAGCCTGCGCCTGTAAGGCCGCCATCACGCAATCCAGTACTTCCTGCTTACGGCGCTTTATCTCTTCATCAGCTGCATCCAGGCGTGACAAATGCGCCGGTTGTACCGGTGAATGGTTCATGGTGAAGGCCTTATTGGTGGGTTAAATCAGAAGGGGATCGAATCGTCGTATTCAGGTGCCGTAGATTGCCCACGCGCTTGCTGCTGATTCGATGGCGCGTTTCCCTGATTGCGTGGCGGAAGGTCGATGTCGTTTACCAGAATCGTCGGTGATGACGCCTTGGTGCCATCATCACGCGTCCATTCCTCATTCACGAATGAACCAGTCACCGTTATCTTTGCGCCTTTCACGATGCTCTGGTGAAGCTTCTCAGCCATAGCGCCGAACATTTTGCATTGCAGCCAGGATGTTTTTTCATTCTCACCAAAGCCAGATTTAGCCGGCAGTGAGAAGGTGGCAATGTGTTTGCCATTTGGGGTTACGCGCAACACGGCGTCTTTCCCAACGTTGCCTGAGATTGTGATCGTATTGATGGGCATTATGCTGTCGCTCCTTCCAGTTCAGACTTCCTGATTTCGTAAACGTCTTTCGCTTTCTGCTGCTCTGGCGTGCCGTCAAGCATCTGCCATGCTTTGGCGAACGCCTGTTTCAACTCTTCCAGCGTTGCCTTCTTCATAGCGGCCTCAGTGAACGCAGCCAGCGCTGCATCCGGCGCAGGTTTGGCTTTTTGTTGTGGCGCCACATGGTGAACTTCTGCATCAGGATCAACTGCGGTTTCTTCCGTAGGAATACAAAAAGCCTGAAACGCTGCGTACTTGTAAGCGATCGACATAGCCTTGTTGGTCGCCTTGTCGCCGCTATCCATGGCTTCACCGTATGTCGTCACGGTATGAATGCTGCCGTCTTCAGTGGCAACGAAATCGAACTCAGCCTTCACCACAACGTAAAACAGGACGCCGCCTTTCTGTGTGGTTCGCTCAGTTACGGTGCGCTCTGTAATTCGTGGCAAGATTACCAGCCCGTGCTTTGCCAGCATTGGCGCCAGCGCGTTGTAAACCTGATCGATACCGCGAAACTGGAAGTTCTGCTGCACGTTCTTGCGGTCCTTGCTAATGCCTTTCTCCGCCATTTCCTTGGCTACAGCGCTAATCGCCTTATAGACGCTCATTCGTGCCTCCCATCATTTCAAACTGGCATTCCGTGCGGTGATCGGCAATCGCATCCTTTGCGGCTTGCTCGTATGTCATAGGGTTGGACAGGTCGCCCAGCGCACCCTGCATGAATTCAATAAACGCTGCGTCGTCGCTCACGCTGCTGTCTTTGTGTGGAGGATGGTTATGCATTTGCGTGTCTCTGATGCCATTGATAGGAGGTGTGCTGCTGATTCTCTGTCGCCAGTGCGGCGGCTCTCTTTAGCCAGTACCAAATAGTGGCGGTGCCATGAAATAAGCGCCGTACGGGATTGCGGGAAGTTCATGATTTTTCACTCCCAAAAATGAATTTCAGCAGGCCGTTGATGAATGGGTGATGCTGACTTTTCTTAAGCATTACCAGCCGGTCAGCTTCTTCCTGTTGCTTGCGGTATTGTTCCACTGGTGATGGCGCGCTCATGGCTCAATACTCCGGTTAAGAAGCTCGACCAGTTTTTGCAGGAAGCTCTTGCGTGGTGGCTGCGCGAAGTCGGCACCAGAGAGAGTGTTGTGACGCGCATACATAATTGATTTGATGCCGTCGAATTTGGGGCAGCCCGATGCCGCCCCAGCCATTGCATAAGTAGGCATGGGGATACTCCGTTGAATTAGGTTGATTGGTGTTGGAAAAAGTTGGGCCGCATTGCGCAGCCCATAAGGTGTCTAACGTTCTGGTTATCTGAGCCCTCTAAAGGCGTTGGTGACTAGCACCGAAATGCCCTCAGTGAGGGCATTGCGCTGCTCTATCAGCTAAAATAATCCCTCTGCATCACTTTCCAGATGAGGTGCGTTATGAAGAAAAGTGAACTCCCAACCAAAATATGCATCGTGTGTGGACGGCCTTTCACCTGGCGTAAAAAGTGGGAGAAGTGCTGGGATGAAGTGCGTAAGTGCTCGGAGCGGTGCCGGAGGCAGTGAGCGTTGTAAGTGGTTACTGGCCCAACGCCTTACTCACTGCGGCAGCGCATTTGTTGTAAGCTTCCTCGCTCATTGAGAACTTCATGGCTTCCTGTACGGCCTCAAGAAGCTCTGGAGCCGCAGCGATTAGGTCGAAATTAGCTTTCTGCGTTACGCCATTATTTTTATAACGCATGATTTTTGCTACCGCGGACTCTCGTTCGCTATCCACAACCCAGCAGTTATCCGGCCCATGGAACGCAACTATCCATGGCCCCGGCGTCCCATTAAATCCGCTCATCTCAAATCCTCGCTATCATCGCCAACCCCATCAGCAAAGCAGTCACTACCCAGCAGATAATGCAATCTTGTGTGCTCATGGTATTGGCCTTGGTTAAGGTAAAAAGAAACCCGCTCTGGGGCGGGTTATTTGATTGCTTCGTTTAGCATCTGCTCAATGGCTTTTTTGCCATCGTTTATCTGATTAACATGCTTATCGAACTGTTCTTGATAGTTGGCGAGATTCTTTTCTGAAGATGCAAAAAGTCGCTCTTTGATTAGCTTCATCTCATCCAGGCTGAATTCAATGCCCATCTTGCGGCATTTCTTAACCTCTTCGATGGCTAATCCATGTTTGTTAAACCTTTCCATAGCAATTCGCTTAACGCACTCTCTTGCTTCTTCAATGGTCTTGTAGAACTCAACGTCATCGCTTCCACCACTGCCGTCTGAGTAGCGACTCACCCCCAAGGCAATGTCGCCATTAGTACTACCCAAAACTGACAGGCACTTAATGCCTTCGAATTTCTTATTACCGTAGTAGTTATCAATGGACGACATGAAATCTTCAAATCGCTCTATAGATGGCAGGCTATAATTGCGACGAACAGCAAAGCGAACTTGACCAGTCATAACATCTGCAAAGTGGTCTAAATCAGCCTCATCGATATGCTCAGAAAAGGCTCTCACCTGTTTAACCATTTCTTTCCAGAAGCTAAGCGTTTTGCGCAGGTCGCCAATCTCCTTGTTGATCCCTTCAATCTTCGACTTGGCATCAGCCAGGGCTTTCTCTTGCTTAGCCTTCTCACGCGACAGATATGATTCAACCGGCTGGTCGTGCAGGCTTTTAACTACAAAGCGCTCGCCACCGGGCAACTCATCGCCAGCCTGCGTTACAAATACTTCCTGAACGATGGTTTCTGTGTTGTTCAGTTGCCCGACAATGACGACCTTGCGGCCATCTGAAAGAAACTTGGTTTCCATACTCACCTCTATAAGTTCTGCTGCGTCCACGCTGTTTAGGGAACAGGTGGCGTAAAAAAGGCCGCGGGTTAGGCAGCCTGTTATTTAGAGTGCTCAATAATCTTGTTCGCGAGAGCCAGCGCCTGTTCTTTAGTGAAGGTGGCGCATCCGCTCTCGCTATAAATCTGTAGCTCAACCAATCCGCATTCACCTTCGCCATCTTGGTAAAACTGGATGCAGCAAACGTCGCCGTCGCTATCATCAAATTCAAATGTTGGGCAGTCAGGAGTGCGTAAACTCGACCTATCTCTAAACATCTCAACCTCTCGCCGTTACGTTGTCTTTAGATTTCCGATAGCCAATAAAAAACCCGCCGGAGCGGGTTGTTTATCTTGATGTTCTTTTCTTTACTACTGTGCCATTTAATATTCGCCTGTTAACCTTTTCCTTCCAGCTCAGTTGCCCTGGCGAAGGTTTCCTTTTGTTTTTTGTTTCAACTAAAAAATTATATTCCTTTAGATCCCATATAAAGCCTTTCTTGAATGCATAATCGATTACTGCCTGATTTGCGTTGGCTTTAGGATTCTCTTTAATACGTTTCAACCCATCAAATAAGCTATCTTCATTTTTATTCATGAAGCGTTTAATGCATTGATTTCCAACGTATGTTGTATTGTTGTTGAGCTTGTTTCTTATGTAACAGTGCTCCTTGATATCTTGGCCGCAAGGGCAGTTATCCCACTCTTCGGATAACTCAATGGTATCAAGCTCCCACTCATTACAAGCCACAGAGAAATTGTCTGATACTGACAGGCTCAATATATGCTCTTTTAACCGTTCAAAATGATGACCTTCCATTGGCAAACCTCATTTAGTAGTGGTTAATGATATTTATCATTAGTTATTAGTTCCGTCTATAGTTGTCGCAGCGCTTTAGATTAAAGGAATGCTCTTGCCGCGCATCTTCTGCACTGCGTGAATCTGACGACCAGCTTCGTTGCTGACCTTCTGGTATTTGCTGCTGATGCGGTGCTCAACATATGCCGCTGCACCCGCAAGAATCTGCTTGTGATACTCCGTCTCGGTGTCGACTGCCTTGCTGACCACATCTACCGGCTTGCGCTTGCACTGCAAAACAACGCGGCTTGGAGTAGGGCGATGCAACACTTCAGCGCTAACGCTTGCTTCGCTCTGGAGGCCTGCGCGGCGTTCCCGGCGACGACCAGCAGCTGAACCAGCGAATTGAGTTCTGCGTGTCATAGATACCTCCTGAGTGAATTTTGGTGGTGTGGTGGTGCGGCACTGAGTCGCCACTCTCACTTACTTCCTGAACGCCCTGTTTCTGTATTGGCAAAAAGCTATCTGCCCAGCCGGTTCATCAGGTCTTATCACACTGCTAGCGTTGCACCTCGCTTGAGGACACCGCCACCACACCCCAAAACTCACGCTTTGGTACTTATTGGCCTTTCGGCCACGTAGGTGATCCATCACCGTTGTGTAAAGAGCTGTTGTCCGTTTCGTTGTTCGCCAGCGTCCTGCTGACGGGATAAAGATACAGGTAAAACTGTTTTATCGTCAACAGATAAAACTGTATTAATTACAGATATTGAGGTATCAAACTGTATTGAAAGGGAAATAAATTTGTAAAAGGCAAAAAAAAACCGCCTTTCGGCGGCTTGATGTGAGGGGATTTAACGTTTTCGTCTGTAGATGCGATGTTCAACCATGGTGCCGATGATTTTAATCTCTCTTTCTACGCTCTTCATAGTTGGATAGTCATCGTTGAGCGGTACTAGTTCGAAGTGCTGCTTACCTTCAGGAGAGAAGACGGTAGGCCGATACTTTTTGAAAGTGGCTTCGTGTTCTCCATTCTTAGCGACAACAAATTCGCCTGGCGCTGGCTCTATTTCAGGGTCGACTACGATCACGTCCCCGGCCTTAAAATCAGGCTCCATTGAGTCGCCCACGATCTTCAAAGCAAATGTGTATTGTGACCAGTCCATGTCGGTGAGCACATATTCATAGCTGCCGTCCATAGCCTCTATTGCTGGTTTGGTGGCTAACGCGCCAGCCTGAACGTAATTGATCAAGGGAATCCTCCTTGTATTCACCTCGCCTACCGGAACAAGCGTGCCGCCATTCATGAGCCATGCAGGATCACAATTAAGCGCTTCGGCCATACCAACGATATTACGAGGTTTGAGGGTCTTTCCATCCTCAATACTAGCCCAAGACTGCTGAGTGATCCCCGCTTTTTCTGCGACTTCTGTCTGAGTAAGGCGCAGCTCTAATCTTCTTTGTTTAACCCGATCTGCAAGGCTCATAGGTTCCTCTCCATATACCCCACAAGCTTCACAGTTAAAGCTGTATTTGACAAACAGATATAACTGTTGGAGAATACAGATAAAACTGTGGAGGTGAGTAATGGATACAATTTCTCAACGCCTCAAACAGAAGCGCATGGAGTTAAATCTGACTCAGGCGCAGTTGGCTGAGAAAGCTGGCATGAAGCAGCAATCTTTACAGCGAATTGAAGATGGTACGACGCAACGTCCACGCTTCCTGTTTGAACTGGCCTTAGCGCTCAAGTGTGATCCGCTCTGGTTGATGTATGGCAGCAAAGGCGGCAACCGCGCCGCTTAGTTTTACCCGCTCTTCAACAACGGACATGAAGTCCCACGTCACTGAAAAGTGAAATCCAAACGAAACAAAAAAAATGATTCGTGGCATAAGCCTCGGCTTTGTCACGTCTGAACCCTTAACCAACCAAGGAATGATGTCACATGGAACGCGCAAAGAAACGCAATGAGGCTCTTCGAATTGAAAGCACATTACTGAACAAGATCGCGATGTTAGGCACTGAGAAAACGGCTGAGGCCGTCGGCGTCGATAAGGCGCAGATAAGCAGATGGAAGAAGGACTGGATACCAAAGTTCTCCATGCTCCTGGCGGTGCTGGAATGGGGTGTCGTTGATGACGACATGGCCCGGCTGGCCAAGCAGGTAGCAACAATCCTCACAAAACAAAAAGCCCCAACTGCGCGAACAGTTGAGGCCTCTCAAATAACAATCGAATTCTGACAATCGACGGGGTTAATAATGCCAGGACTAACTGGATATGTAAACAGTAAAGGGGGCTTTTATGGCTGAAGCTGCCCTTAAATACGTCTCACCTATCAGGCCTGATCTGCAGGTCGTGGAGCGTCGCGTGGTTGATACCGATAATGGTTTCACCCGTATCGCTAATGAGCTGCTAGAGGCTGTTATAGGCGCTGGGTTAACTCAGAACCAGATGCTGATCACCTTGGCGGTTATTCGCAAAACATACGGGTATAACAAAACATCCGATTGGGTAGGGAACGCTCAACTCTCCGAACTAACCGGGTTACCTGAAACCCGGTGCAGCACGGAACGCAATAAGCTAATCAAGATGAAAGTTCTAGCCATGAATGGGCGCCTGATTGGCATCAACAAAGAAATCAGTGCTTGGGACACCAAGTTTCACACAATCAGTAAACCTGTCATTACAGAATCAGTAAATATTACAGAAACTGTAAACTTTACAGAATCTGTAAAGGAAACATTTACGGAATCAGTAAAACAGGGTTTACAGAATCTGTTAAACACAAAAGACAATTCTACAAAAGACAGTAAAGACAAAAACAATATTAACCCTGTAGTCCCTTCCGATGTTCCTGACGAGCCTGCCAAACAAAAACGGCAATGCCAGTTCCCCAAAGCTCTTGAGCCAAATGATCGCAACCGTGAATTAGCCAAGGAGCTAGGCGTAAATCTTGAACGCGAGTTTGATGCGTTCGCTGATCACCATCAGGCCAAAGGCTCAAAGTTTACTGACTGGAACAAAGCCCTGAATAACTGGTTGAGAAACGCAGCCAAGTTCGGGGCTAAGCCAGCCTACAAACCAGCAGCTGCACCAACACGCGCCGTGGCTGAGAACTTTGCCGCCAAAGACTACGGTCAGACTCAAGAGCCTGCATGGGCTAGGGAGCAATCATGAATTATCACGATTCAATGGCTAGCGAAAACCGCGACAAAATCGCAAAGGTTCAGCGTCAGCTTGACGAACTAAGCGCGCCGCCGCCTCAAATCGAAAATACTGTTTTCGAAATTGTCTCTGCTGTCTGCGAAAAACACGGCTCATTCGAGCAGCGCGTTCGCCGCATGAGTCTAGGCAACGCCGGGATCTCCACGAAAAGCGAATGCGAAGCGTGCCTTCGTGAGCGGCTGGCTATCCTGAAAAGCGACACTCAAGCCATCGAAGATCGCCGCAAGGACAGCATTATCACGCGCCTGATGTGTGATCTAAATTTGCCGCAGCGCTTTAGCGAAGCCACCCTGGATAACTATCAGCCGGTTAACCCTGAAGCGGCCCGATGCCTAAAACTCTGCAAAGCCTACGCATCGAAATGGGCAGATCGTCGCAAGCAGGGCGGTGGGCTTGTTATGTGCGGCAAGCCCGGTACCGGAAAGAATCATCTGGCGCTGTCGATCGCAAAGCACGTCATCAACGAGCACCAGCAAGCGGCGATGTTTACAACGGCATTACGTGTTGCTCGAGCATTTAAATCCACATGGGGTAAGAACGCCGAGCGCACCGAGTACGATGTGATCCACGCCTACACCGATCCCGACCTGTTAATCATCGATGAGGTTGGCGTGCAGTTCGGCAGCGAGTCGGAAAAGCTAATCCTGTTCGAAGTAATCAACACACGTTACGAGCAGATGAAGCCAACCATCCTGATTAGCAACCTGCCCTTGGAAGAGCTGTCAGCCTTCATCGGTGAGCGCGTCATCGACCGCATGAACGACGGCGGAGGCTGTACGCTGGCCTTTACTTGGGATTCGTATCGTTCGCGGGGTGGCGCTTGATTATCGACGATAACGACTGGCTAGTAATTGAGGCCTACATGTCAGATTTCCATCCTGACTCTCGGTGGTGCATCCTGGAGTCCATCCGCTTGGATCACGCCAAGATAATTGAGTTATCTGACCGGATCGCCACTGAAATGATTGTTTCTGCATATGCATGGGATATCGCCATGCGCCAAGCGATAAACAACGCCAGACGATTAACCGATAGTGATGGTAGGGAGGGGGCATGAGAGCAGCACTCAGCACCAAGCAAGCACAACTGGTCGATTTTATCCGCAGCTTCATCGCCAAAAACGGAATCTCACCAACCTATGCCGAGATGGCTAAACACTTCAGCGTCCATGTAACCAGCACGCATCAGATGACCGATGTTCTGATCCGAAAGGGCTATGTCCGATGCGTGAGGGGTGTCAGTCGTGGCCTTGTGCTAACCGACTATGCCGATGTGGAACTGCCCGACATCAACAACAGCGAATACTGGTATGACGGCGTATTCAAACCACAGCTTTACCAGCGTGACGTGGTTGACGCTATCAAATCGGCCGGCATGAAAGTTAAGGAGCCAGCATGACACAAGTAATTCACGGACTGCCTCGCGCTGAGCTGATTAAGCGCGTATTCGGAGAAAGAAAAGCCAGCATACACAACACATGAATGCGAAACCTGCCATGGCACTGGCACTGTCAACGAGCAACTTGGTGGCTACTCATTCAACAATCCGAAGGCCAAATGTCCCGACTGCGATGGCGATGGTGAGTGGTATGAGCAGCGAGATTCCCGTTCCGAAAAAGGCGGCAATAACAAAACTAAGGGTGGATTCTGATGGATATTTATAAAGCAACTATGGCAACTATCACGGTAGCGGCGGCGTTCCCTGCTGTTGTTGTATTCCTGTCATTCGTCATGTGGCAAAACGCATTTAAAACCTTTGGATGGAAATACATAGCCCGCATGAGCGCAGCTTTGGTGGCTATGTTCTGGATCATCGCGCTGATACCGGGTGGTGCCAAATGAACAAGCTAACCGCTGATAAAGCGAAGCAGATTATCGCTGGTTTGAAAGAGAATGCAGCCTACGCAGGACCAAGTATCCGTGATGAGTACATGATGCAAGCCCTTGAGATTGCCCTGCCAGTACTGGAGCAGCAGGAAAGCAAAGACGTGTTCATTGTGGTGAGAAAGCCTGGCCATCTGCCATACATCAAAAGACCAGTAGGCGATATTGCTGATTACCTCATGCAGTTATATCAGCACAGCCCCAGCGTAAGTTGCGATGTAGTGACTTATCGTTTTCCGGGCGCATCAGGCCAGTGGGTACAGGATGGCAAGGATCTACTTGCAGAACTTGAAGTGCCGCAGCCCCCAACGGACACCTACCGGCAGATTGAAAATGATGGGAGGGAAGGGTAATGGCGAATCTGCAACTTGCAGTGAACGGTGAATATTTCGACGCCATGAAGCGCGGCGACAAGGTGGAGGAGTATCGGCTGGTTAATCCGTATTGGGGAAACCGTATTTTCGGTCGTGACTATGACAGGCTCATCATCACCCGCGGATACCCAAAGCGCGATGACTTATCCCGCCGCATCGATATCCCTTACGATGGCTACGAGATAAAAACCATTACTCATAAGCACTTTGGCGCCAAGCCTGTGAAGGTTTTCGCCATCAAAGTTAACCTGGAGGCATCATGACTCAGTTCGCCAACCATCAAACCAGCGGCGATGATTGCCGTGAAAGTGGTGAGGGGGAAGCATGATAGGAATTGATTTCGGCAAATGGATGATGATTGGGCTAATGGGAATTGGGTACGTTTTTATCATCATCAAATCTTTTGAATGGTTTGTCCTGGTGTTAGCTACTCAATGGGATAAGCGCCGAAAGGACACTCGTCGGCAAAAGGCGGTGAATGAGCTTTATGATGCCTTTGAGCTGGACCGCCTGAAAGATGGTCATACGATGAGGGTTGCAACCAAAGGTAACCTGAATATTTTCATGTATCGAGGAGATCGCAAGCCATGAACAATGTAATCCCTCTGCGTCCCCATAAGCAGTTGCATGAAGCAATGGAGAAGTTAGCAAAACTCCAGTTCGTGCTTGCACAGGTCAGCACGCCAACATTCGCCGATCAGATACTAAAACGTCAGGCCGAGCAGTTATCAAAAGAGCTTCACGACAATCTCTATGACTACGTGGAGACAATCGAAGGGAGGTAACAGTGGATAAACAAACGTTCTTCCTGCGTAACGAGCAGGTACGACGAAACCTGATAGAGCAAATCAACAAACTCCCCCTGAACGACCATCACCCCCTCACCATCCGCATTACCGACTTCGACCGCTCACTTTTGCAAAACAGCATGTTCCACGCTCTGTGTGGTGACGTGGCGCGTCAGGCTATCTGGATGAACGAGCAACGAACGGCGGTGCAGTGGAAAACGCTATTCGTTTCCGGACACTCAGTGGCTACCGGGCTAGGAGCTGAAGTGGTGCCGGGGCTGGAAGGTGAGTTCTGCAACATCAGGGAATCAACCGCAAAAATGGGCATTAAGCGCATGACAAGTTTAATCGACTACTCCACCGCGTGGGCTGTCGGCAACGGCGTTAACCTCCGCGAGGTGCGGTACACCGGCGATTATTTCGGGAGGGCGGCATGAGCAAAGGCAGATACCAACACCACACACAGGAAGAGTGCAACAAGGTAGGGAAGCTAAGAAAAATGGGGCTGACATTCGCAATCATCAGCCAGCGCATGGGATGCAGCATCGACACATGCCGCCATATGTTAGCGAGGGCGAGATGAGCAGACAGCGCAAATCACCCACTCAACTCTGCATAGACCACCTGATATTCCAGCCTACCCGCCGCACAAGAACAAAACGCAAACCCATACCGCCAGCCAGCGAGGTGAAAACCTTCGACTACACCTACGGATTGCTGCGCGCTAAGTGGAACAGAATGAGGCTGACACGATGAGAGAACGCTGCACCCGCTGCCACACCATCCTCACCAGTGAAGATAAGCACTGGTATTCAGTTGCATGCGAGTCTTGCGAAACCGACCTCAAGTGGGAGGAGTATGAGCAACACAACCCCATCAAATCAGCCTACTGGCGCTGGCGAGCTATCTGCTTTGGTCTGCGTGTTCTGCGCCATTACCCTGACCGATTGCGAGACCTATTGCAGCAGCGCTTGCGAGGTGGAGCTAATGAGCGACCCGAATTTCAGGATGTGCGGAGGAAGCGATGAGGAAAGTCAGAAGGCGATGTAAAAACCCCGACTGCCGCGAATGGTTCCATCCAAAATTCAGCAACCAATGGTGGTGCAGCCCGGAATGCGGAACGGTAATCGCATTAGCCAAAAGAGAAAAAGACCGGCAGAAGTCGATACAGGACGCAGAACGACGACGAAAGGATGAAGCCCAGCAGGAACGACGCAGTATCAAAGTCCGCAAGTTAGCACTACAACCCCTCAGCCACTTCCACAAGCAAGCACAAGCCGCCTTCAACGAATACATCCGAACCCGTGACGCAGAAGCGCCATGCATCAGCTGCGGGCGTTTTCATGAGGGAAAATATGACGCAGGCCACTACCGCACCCGCGGCGCCTCACCGGCCACACGTTACGACGAAACCAACTGCCATAAGCAATGCGTTCCCTGTAACCAGCACCTCTCCGGCAACATCGAAAACTACACGCCAAACCTGATCAAGAAAATCGGTCAGGCTGCGTTTGATCGCCTTATGGGGCCGCATGAGCTGAAAAAGTGGACGCGGGAAGGGCTGCAGGAGCTGGCGGCGCATTACCGGAAAAAAACCAGAGAGCTGAATAAGCAAAGAGAGGCAGCATGAACTGGGATGTGGTTTTCATCATTGCCGCATGGGGAACACTTTTGTTTGTTTGGATGCCCAGAAAGCACATGCAGCATCAAAAGCGAATGAGGTCACTACGAGCAATGAACAAAGGCTATCGCTTCAAGCAGAAATACAAGGCAATCAGAGAGCTTACCGGGAGGCCATCGTGACCGACTGCCTCAGACAGAAGTGGCTCCGGCTACGCATTATGAAGATGCGCGGAATGTATGAGATCAACTATCGACTAATCCGTTTAGAACTAAAGCTGAGAGGGCCCAAGCATGCACAGTGACGCACTCGCTCAACTGGCGCAGATAATGCGCAAGTCAGAACTTAAAAAGCGATACCTACCGCCTGTAAAGCTCATCACACCACTTCAATCTGCATGGGTGCGATGCATGCTTGATGCGTGGGGTGCTAAGTATGGTGGTTATGAAGGCCCGGCAGGTGCCATAAACATCCTTGGGCGGCTGATGATTCGCAAGGAATGGAATGACAGGGAATCAAGTGCGATCCTCGATGTGATAAATAACCTGAGCGAACAGGGATACAGCGGAAATGAATTGTTCGTTAAAGCATGGCAAATGATCAATCCGCAAAACAGTGTCGGCAATCTCCTTGAACGCGCCAACGAGCAAGAAGATGCAGACTTAGTTGAAACCGTTATGTGCCGAATCTTTGCGCCCAGCAATCCGATCCGACAAGTTGCAATTAAATACTACTGTGAACGCAAATGCGCGCAAGATATCGCGGAATACATCAGTAAGGTGTCAGGAATGCATATTGAGAATAGTAAGACCAGAGTTCGTTGGTGTAGGCAGCTATTGGAGGCAGCTGTTCTTGACGGGATCAAGTCAGAAATCGAGTCTAAAAAGCTAGATATTGCTGCGTAAATGCGAAAGTACGCAAAAATATCTTGCAACCTCTTGCAAACGTCAATTGGACCTGGTAGATTTCTGCTATACTCGCGTCAGAAGTAAGTGAGTAAGAACAATTTCTATCACAGTGAGATAGTTAAAGAGCCTCGTAGCCTCACCAGCTAACGGGGCTTTTTTGCGATATTGACACCCGAAAAAAGTTTTTGTAAAAAGTGAATCGCCTGATGTGTATTGTTCTTTAGTCCAATCATTCATCTCGCATATCAGGCCGAAAGCCCCGTCTTAACCGATGGGGCTTTTTGTTTTTCTGGATTCTGGCAGCCAGCTGGAATGCCCTGCGTATCCTAACGGAGCGCGGGAACCAACGCCGCTGATGGGTCATGAGGCTTCCGCGCTGGACGGTTCGAAACTGCGGCATCCAGCAACCAAATCTCAAAATCAGGCACTTTTGCGATTGCCTGAGATTAAAGGTCAGCCATAGAGCTGATCACTTCTTTCGCCCATGCCAGCCATTTCAAACTCACTCGTTATCCTGTGTGGCATCGGGCGTCTTTTATGCATAAAAAAATCCGCACTCAGGCGGATTATTTCTTATTGGCTACCCAACGGCGCAAGGCGGAACTTCTTCTATCGACAAGATGAAGTTTACCCGGGCTTGTCCTGTTCAACATTTAGACAATTCCTATTTGGACAAGTCCCCTACGCGGGGGTGGAAATGAAACGTATGCCTTACAAATCCGATCCGGGCTTTATTGCCACGCTGATTGCGCTGGGCATGACTGTACTCGGCGCGGTGGCTGCATATGCCTACAAAGTTCTCAGTGGTGACGCCTTCAGCTGGCGCACGCTCTGCCTGCAGCTAATCGTATCCATATTCGCTGGCTTCCTGATGATGCTGCTCGCTACCTACTGGGCGTGGCCTCAGGAAGTAACCGGTGCAATCTGCGGCATGGCTGGCTGGTCTGGCTCATCTCTGATCAAAGCACTTGAAAAGCGTTTCCTGCAAAAAGCTGCAGGTGATGCGGGAGTTGCCGAATGATTACCCGTGACCAGTTCAAAGCAGCCGCCGGCATCAATGATGCGCTGGCTGATAAGTGGTACCCGCATATAGCCGCGGCAATGAAAGAGTTCGGCATCGACACGGCAAAGCGCCAGGCGTATTTCATCGGGCAAATCGGTACTGAGTCCAATGGCTTCACGCAGGTGAAAGAAAGCCTGAACTACAGCGTTGAAGGCCTGAAGATTTTCGGCACGCGACTTACCGATGCACAGCGCCAGCAGCTTGGGCGTAAACCCGGTGAATCAGCATTGTCGCCAGAACGTCAGGCGGCGATCGCCAATCTCGTTTACGGTGGGCGCTACGGCAATAACCTGAATGGCGATGGCTGGAAGTATCGCGGCCGTGGTTTGAAACAGGTCACTTTCCTCGCTAACTATCTTGCATGTGGCAAGGCATTAAATCTCCCACTGGCAGATAACCCTGACATGCTGCTTCAGGGTGCCAATGCGGCACGCTCTGCCGGTTGGTTCTGGAAGGCCAACAACTGCAATCAGTACGCAGACAAAGGCGATCTCAACGGGCTAACGAAAACCGTCAATGGTGGATTCAACGGATTAGCCGACCGCCGCGCTCGCACAGACAAAGCTTTGCAGGTGCTCCTATGACAGGTAAAGCAAGAATGGCCCGCTACCGCCGATTCATACCGGCGCTGTTTGCGGCAATCATCATCAGCTTCGTAGTTAAGCTCTGGTATGACAACGCCTATTTGACTGAACGTAACAACCGCCTGCGTGAGCAGTTCCTCCTGGCTAACGAACGCAACATGAAGTTCGCTGACCAGATGGAGCCGATCACCAAGCGCCTCGACAGCCTGGCTAAGACACTGGATGAAGAAACCCGCCGCCGGTCAACGGCTGAGACGCGAGCCAATTCACTCCAGAAAGAAAACGAATTCCTCCGCTCCAGTAAGCAGTGCTCAATCGCTATCGATCCGAGCGCAGTTGAAAAGGGCAAGAAGGATGGCAACAGGGTAATTATCCAGGCAGCCCCGGCAGGTGAATGATGAAGTGGTTAGCTGATAACTGGAAAGTGATTGCCGCCGCGGCGCTGATTATCTCTTGCGTCGGGATGGCGAAGCTTGCCAGTCATTACCATGACAAATACATCACCGCAGAAAGCCAGGCTACTGAACGTCAGCAGACGATTAATGACATGCAGGTGCGCCAGC